CCTAAGTTATGGCTTGATACTATGTGTATGGCTAGGGGGATGCACGGTGTCGAAGTGTCTGCATCTCTGCGAAAAGTTAGTGAGATGTACAACGTCGGGCAGAAAGGCGACGAGGTAATAAACGCCCTAGGCAAACGACGCGCTGACTTTACTGCTGACGAACTATCCCGATACGGCGACTACTGTATCAACGATGTCGAGCTTACCTACAAGCTGTTCGGCATATTCATGGACAAAGGCTTCCCGAAGAAAGAACTCAAAGTTATAGACATGACTTTGAAGATGTATACCAACGCCCAGCTTGAGCTGGACTTACCTAAGTTACAAAAACACATTCTCACACTTAAGCAACAGAAGGATAACCTGCTGGAACAATGTGGCATAGAGAAAGACGAACTCATGTCTAACCCTAAGTTTGCAGATGCTCTGACTAACCTAGGTGTGGAACCCCCCACTAAAATATCCTTACGTACAGGCAAAGAAACCTTTGCATTCGCCAAGAGCGACGAAGCATTCAAGGAACTGCAAGAACACGAAGACCCAAGAGTACAGGCTCTAGTAGCAGCACGGGTAGGTTTAAAAAGTACACTTGAGGAAACGCGTACACAAAGGTTTATTGACATAGCTATGCGCGGCAAATTACCTGTGCCTATACGCTACTACGCGGCTCACACCGGAAGGTGGGGTGGGTTAGATAAGGTGAACTTACAGAACTTACCGTCTCGCGGTCAGAATGCCAAGGTACTCAAGTCCTGTATTCGTGCGCCCGAAGGCTATACCTTAATCGAATCCGACTCTGCGCAGATCGAAGCTCGTGTGCTTGCGTGGTTAGCAGAGCAGAACAATCTAGTGAAGTCATTTGAGAAAGGCGAAGATGTATACAAAAAGATGGCTTCTATTATATACAACAAGAAGGAAGACGAAGTAACGTCCGAAGAACGCTTCATAGGTAAGACCACAATCCTTGGGGCAGGGTACGGTATGGGTGCAGTCCGGTTTCGTGAACAGTTAAAGACGTTCGGTGTCGATGTATCCGAAGAAGAATGTCGTAGGATTATCCGAGTATACCGAGAAGCCAACAGTCAGATTACTCAGCTATGGCGTGATGCACAGGCTTGTCTCATAGGCATGCACCAGAAAGAGAGCATAGCGTTTGGCAGGGCGGGCGTGTTAGGTGTGTTGCACAAAGACGTTGCTATAAGATTACCATCTGGTCTGTTAATGAGGTACGAAGACTTAGATGGTGAGGAAGAAGAGAAGGGCTTACAGTTTTCTTACAAGACTCGCATGGGGCGGGTAAAAATATACGGTGGTAAGGTTATAGAAAATGTATGTCAGGGTATCGCTCGTTGTGTGATGGCAGAACAGATGCTAAAAATATCAGAAAGATACCCTATAGCACTTACAGTACACGATTCTGTGGTATGCTGTGTGAAGGACACTGAAGTCGACGAAGCTGCTCGCTACGTTGGTGAGTGTATGGCATACGTACCGGAATGGGCAGAAGGCTTACCCGTTTGTGGTGACGTTGAAGTTGGCAAAGATTACGGAAACTGCAAGTTATGGCAACCCCAAACAAACCCGCTTGGTCTTTCAGTAGCATAAAAACTTTTGACCAGTGCCCGAAGAAGTATTACCACATTAAAGTTGCTAAGGATTACGAAGAAGACTTCAATACCGAAGCCATACTTTATGGAAACGAGTTTCACAAAGCTGCTGAAGATTATGTTAGCGGTGTAGTAGAACAGTTAGACCCACGCTTTGACTATGCTCAGACTGCATTAGATAAGCTAATTAGTATGAAGGGTGAGAAGTTGTGCGAACACAGGATGGGGCTTACATCTAATCTCGATCCTTGTGGCTTTTTCGATGACAACGTGTGGTTTAGAGGTGTAGTGGACTTAGCCATACTAGACAGGGAAGCGGGTACGGCTAGGGTTATAGACTACAAGACAGGTAAGTCTGCTAAGTATGCAGATAAGGGACAGCTTGAACTGATGGCGTTATGTATCTTCAAGCACTTCCCAGAAATACATACCGTAAAAGCAGGGCTTTTGTTTGTTGTCTGTAACGCGTTTGTGAAAGATTTATATGAAGTAAATCAAGAACCTACGTTATGGCAGAAATGGTTAGCCGAGTACGGTAAGATGGAGAAAGCGTACGAAAATGATGTATGGAACCCACGCCCAACAGGGTTATGTCGTGCGCATTGTATAGTATTGGAATGTCCACATAATGGGAGGCGGTGATGCCGTATACCAAAAAGAAACGACCATATAAGAAAGAATACGAACAGCAGAAAAAACGTGGTGAGCATGCTGATCGTATGGAAAGACAACGCGCCCGACGTAAAATAGATAAAGAAGGCGCAGACAAGAACAAAAACGGTAAAGCTGATAAACGCGAAGGCAAGGACGTATCACACAAGAGAGCGCTAAGTAAAGGCGGTAAGAACTCTGATGGTGTAAAGATACAGAGTAAGTCTAAGAATCGGTCTTTCCGTAGGAATTCGCAAGGTAAATTAGTTTCAGAAACTAGCAAGCGCGAACGTAAGAAAAAGACTACTAAAAAGTAGTTTAGGTAGAGAATGGTGATATACGAGACGGAAGCTGATCGTGCAAACGAATCAGCCATATTTGGCACTGTAACTAGAAAGTATAACTGTAAGGTAGAGCCATGTGAGCAGTTATCTTACGCAGATGGGTATTTACTGTACGAGGACGAGTCCCGTGGGGCAGTTGTCGAAGTAAAGAAACGCAATAACGCCCATAACAAGTACCCTACTTACATGCTAAGTGCCAACAAGCACAGCAATCTAATCGACATATCTACTTCTCAAAACATACCCGCATTACTTTTCGTAGGATTTACGGATGGTATTTATGCGACAAAACTAAAGTCTGAATACCCTACCGCAAAAGGTGGTAGGCGTGACAGAAATAACCCACTTGATGTAGAGGATTGTATCTACATCCCTATGAATGAGTTTAGAGAGATATGAGAGTAGTAGATAACAGGGGTTTACTTTTACACGTACGTGACCCTCAAAAGATAACGACAGCTATACCTAACAGCAAGCATTTGGGTGGTAACGATGTGCTTGTCAAGTGGGGTGTAGACGAGTCCAGAGTCCTTCACAACCTGAACATCCGCAATGTGCCGTCTCCCATACTAGGCAAGTATGATTGGGTTGGTAAGTACGAACCCTTTGACCATCAACGCACGACAGCTTCTTTTCTTACCATGAACCGCAGGGCTTTTTGTTTCAACGAACAGGGCACTGGGAAAACAGGCTCGGCTATCTGGGCATCTGACTTTCTATTAAAAGAAGGAACTATCAATCGAGTCCTGATTATATGCCCATTGTCGATTATGGATTCGGCATGGCGTAACGATCTGTTTAACTTTGCCATGCACCGTACTGTAGACATAGCGTATGGGGCACGTAAGAAACGCCAAGAGATAATAAACAGCGGAGCAGAATACGTAATCATAAACTACGACGGCGTAGAGATTGTAAAAGAAGAGATAGCAAATGGTGGGTTTGACCTAATAATCGTAGACGAAGCTACTCACTACAAGAACGCAAACTCTAAACGATGGAAGGTACTTAACTCACTACTGACTCCCGAAACGTGGCTCTGGATGATGACCGGAACCCCAGCTGCTCAGTCTCCTGTAGACGCGTACGGGTTAGCAAAGCTAGTCAATCCAAAGGCAGTACCCAGATTCTTTGGTGCATTCCGCGAGATGGTTATGTACAAGGTTACGCAGTTTAAATGGGTGCCGAAACCAAACGCTGTGGATGTGGTATTTAACGCCCTACAACCGGCTATACGGTACACGAAAGAGCAATGCTTAGACCTACCAGAAATGACATACACCAAACGTGAGGTAGAACTAACAGCTCAACAGAAGAAATACTACAACGAACTGAAGAAAGAAATGATCTCGGTAGCCGCAGGAGAGCAGATAACGGCGGCAAACGCGGCGGTTAATATGAACAAGTTACTACAAATATCCTGTGGTGCTGTTTATACCGACACCGGAGACACAGTGCAATTCGACATAAAGAACCGATACAAAGTCTTACGTGAAGTCATAGACGAGTCCAGTCAGAAGGTCTTGATATTTGTACCGTTCAAGCATGTCATTGATTTACTTAAAGAAAAGCTGACTAACGACGGTATTACTAGCGACATAATCCGTGGTGATGTATCCGCACCGAAACGAACCGAGATATTCAAGCGTTTTCAAGAAGGGGAAGACCCACGCGTTCTCATAATACAACCACAAGCTGCTGCGCATGGAGTTACTTTGACAGCTGCAAACACGATAGTGTGGTGGGGGCCGGTATCGTCACTAGAGACATACGCACAGGCCAATGCTCGCGTTCACAGGTCAGGTCAGAAACACCCCTGCACCGTTGTTCAATTACAAGGCTCCGCTGCTGAGAAACGAATTTACAGCCTCCTAGATGGCAGAATAGATATACATACAAAAATAATAGATTTGTACAACGAAATACTTGAAACATAAAATATAAAGCACTATATTACACAAAACATAATAAACCAAGAGGATGATGAAATGTCTGATACTAAACCAGACCTTGATCGTATTGTCGATGTATACTTGAAAATACGTGACAAAAAAGCACAAATCACCAGTGAGTTAAACGACAAACTGGCTGAACTTGACACTAAGTTAAAAGTGATAAGCGACGCGCTACTGGAGCATTGTAAAGAAAATAATGTCGAGTCTGTGCGTACTGAGCATGGCACGTTCTACCGTTCTACCAAGACCAAATACTGGACTGGTGATTGGGAGGCTATGGGTCAGTTTATCATTGATAACAATGCCGTAGACTTAATGGAGAAGCGTATCCATCAGGGTAATATGCGCGTCTTTCTTGAGGAAAACCCAGATTTGCTACCGCCGGGATTGAACGTCGATAGCGAATACACCGTTACTGTTAGGAGGAAAAAATGAGTGACGCGTACGTCCCTATAGATGACCTAGCGAAACACCTAAGCGTAAAAGTTAGCACTGTACGCAGTTGGGTGCAGAAAGGTCTTATCGCAAAAGCCGGGTATATAAAGATTGGTAGCACATACCGATTCAATATACCCACGGTAGTGGCTAACTTACGGGGTGATTCTGCACCCGCAGAGACAGCCAACGCCAGTATAGAAGACATTGTAAGCACTTACGAGGACGAGTTATTCGCCGAAGAAGACAGCAATGAACCAGAACAATTAGAACTAGATTTTAGCGAGGATGAAGATATATGAGTACCAATGTAACTCTGTTCGAGAATATGCCGGATGACTACAAAGAGCTACTAGCACAGCTACAGCCAGAAGAAAATACTGGTGCTGGTAGCGGGAGTAGCGGTATCAAACGCCTAAGCATTCGCGGGGGTGTTTTCCGTAAGGTAGTGAACGGTAAGGAGATAGCGGAATTAGAGGATCGTAGCCTAAAAGCTATCATAGTAAAGACCGCACCTATCTCAAGGGAGTATTACGAAGGGCAGTTTGTTGCAGGGCAAAATAACCCCCCAACGTGCTGGTCTGCCGATACTAATACCGGTACGCCTTCTGAAGATGTAGTGGCTACTGATAGGCAGTCTACTACTTGCTTTGACTGTAAGCAGAACATCAAAGGCTCCGGTATGGGTGAAAGCCGTGCGTGTAGATTCAAACAACGTATTGCTGTGCTTCTAGCTGACCAAGACGGCACCGTACGTAGCAACGAACTCTACTTGCTGAACCTACCCGCTACTAGCCTATTCGGTAACGATGGGAAGAAGATGGGCTTACAGGCTTATGCAAAACTCCTTGCGGGTCAAGGGGCTATGGTGGCTTCTATAGTTACAGAGATACGTTTTGATACAGATAGCAGTACACCAAAACTGCTATTCAAGCCAGAGCGTCCTATATCTAAAGAAGAACTACAGTTAGTAATCGAGACTCAGAAGAACCCGGAAACTGATAAATTAGTAGCTTTGACAGTAAAACCGAAAGAAGATACTGGAACAGAGCAATTAACTAATGATAAAGTTGCCAGTCTACCTCCGGCATCGGAGGAACAAAAAGCTGAAGCCGATGAACCTGTCAAAGAACCAACTGTCAAGAAAGCTAAAAAGAGCAAAGACACACCGCCGGAAAAAGCTGATCTTGCCAGTTTATTGGACGAGTTTGATGATTAAACCAATGATACGGGCATCCTAGTGGTGCCCGTGTTTCTCTTTTATATGGTCAGAAAATGGATAATACAAGAAAATTCTTTGACGCTATATTAAGCGGAGAAGGGCATTACTGTCTGGTAGGCATAAAAAACAAAAAAATAACACATCAACAATTTTACGATTCAATAGAAGCAATTACAGAAAAAGCCACTACACTAGACGCTAACGGACACGACACGTACTTTGCATTAGGTACGTTTGAGAAAGACACAACACGTAAGGCAGACAACGTACTTCACATGAAGGCGTTGTTCTTAGATTTAGATTGCGGTGCAGACAAACCCTACAGTACACAGGGCGAAGCACTCACCGCGCTTCTTGAATTTTGCCAAGAATACTCGTTACCAGAACCTACTAGCATAGTTAATTCTGGGCGTGGTATACATGTATATTGGGCGTTGACCCACTCCTACCCCAAAGCTGAATGGCTACCTGTAGCGGAGCGCTTGAAGTCCGCCTGTGTAGAGTTTGGTTTAGAAGCAGACCCTGTTGTTACTGCTGACGCTGCTCGAATACTACGCGTCCCGAATACGCATAACTTTAAATCCGATCCTGCCTCCGACGTACGGATTATGATATTTAAAGAAGACAGCGTGTTTGACTTAGATACGTTTGTCGAGAAGTTACCAGAGTCATTGATACCAGTTACATACCCTCAAGAGTTTACTGCTGTAGCCGACGAGGATATGCGCAACATAATCGGTGAAACGCACAAAAAGACATTT